CAAAAGCGTTGTCATACGTTTTCCCTTTGTGCCAGTGGTTTGTTAATTGGTATCCTACTCCCATTATTGATCTCCCTCTACTTTTACAAACTGGCGCAAAATTGGGTCTAAAATATCCGTAATTGAATTAAATCTATCTTGTGCATCTTCTGTTAAAGTAATGTTCTCTGGGTCGCTATCATCCCAAATAGGATCAAGGTAAGCGTCCTCAAGCCAAGCCTCTCCGATGATGCAATAAAGTTCTACAAAAGCCTCTTGTGAAATTGTTGGTTTATCTGTCATTATTGTTCCCACCTTTCAATAAAGTCAGTCACATATTCTTTCTGATCTTCAGTTAAAGTGTAGCAAGTGATGACCGCTTGAGCATCCGCTTGTTTGTCATCAATGTTATCTTGCTTACCAAGCCAATTATTCCACTCATCATAAAGAGGCGTCCACTTGGCAACATTAGACTCAAAATAATCTTTAACAAACTCCAAGACCTCTTCCATTGTCTCAAAGTCTTTACTGAATTCTGTAGTGTCTTGATCACCGTACTCACCTTGAAGATGGACATTAAATCTATAATATTCACCATATTTAACATCATGGTAAAGTTCACTTTTATCTTGATCTTTCCAATCAATCCAAACACGCATACCTCTGTCTGGATATTTTTCTGTTGGTATCATTTTACAGACATGGGGCATGGCCTCATTGTGCCAACATTCGTCCTCAAAACCATATTTGTCTAATTCATTGAGTAGTTTGTTAAAGCCCTCTTTATCATCAAAATCTGGAAACTGATTATGAATTGATCTTTGCTCTGTTACTTGTGTCATTGTGCTATCTCCTCTTCTTTTTTGTGGAGATCCAATATCATTTTCATGGCATCATCTAGTTTTTCAAATGATCCAAAATGCTCAGTAACACAGTTGCTACCGTCATCAATCCAAGCCAATTTATGAACTTCGTAAGTGGTTTTACCCATATACTCATATGCATCACAAACCTGAATGTACAAACAATCATCGGCTTTTAATACATACTGACTATCCTCAACGTCTGGATTTTCAGCTTTTTCAAATTTAAATAATTCCTTGATTGGATCTATCTCCTCAATTTTGTAAGTGCCTTGGTGATATTCACCTTCAGCCCAATCAAATAAAATGTTTTCTAAATCCACAATCTGATCGCTTTGATACTCACTGCGATCAACGGACAAAGCAAATTTCTTATTACCCCAACTAGGATGATCGTCTTTAGTTACTTTTCGAATATGTA